CGACGACCTCAGCTCGCAGTCGTTCGCTCCGACGGTGCTCTCCACGCTGACCCCGTCTGAGGTCGGCGCGCAGTACCTGATCACCGACCAGCGCCTCGAGTCGGACCCGATGGGCGTCCAGCAGGCGGCGGCTCTTGAGCTCGGCTCCGCGATGGCAACCAAGATCGAGACCGACCTGATCGGCAACTTCTCGTCGTTCACGGGCGGCACCGCAGGCGCCGCAGGCTCCACGATGACGTGGGACTACTTCTTTGCCGCTGTGTCGCAGCTTCGCGCGCAGAAGGCGCCGGCTCCGTACTACGCGGTGCTCCACCCGTACCAGATCCACGACCTGGCGAAGGCTGCGGCCGTGACCGGCACGATCAACAACGTGCCGAACTTCGGTGACGAGGTCATGCGCAACCGCTTCTTCATGATGGCGGCTGGCTGCATGGTGTTCGAGTCGGCCAACCTGACCGCCGACGCCTCCGACGACGTGACGGCCGGCATCTTCTCGCCGCTGGCCCTGGCGCTCGACGTGCGCCGCGCGCCGCGGATCGAGCCCGAGCGTGACGCTTCCCGTCGCGCCACCGAGCTGAACCTGTCCTCGGTCTACGCCCACGGCGTGTGGCGTCCGAAGTACGGCGTGCAGCTCATCTCCGACGCTTCAACCCCTTCGTGAGGTAGCTGATGGCTAACGAGATCAACACCGTGGCAGTCACGCTTGACGCCGTCGCTGACGACGTCATCGTGTTCAAGAACAGCGACGTCGGTGGCGCGGTCACGCTGGTTGAGGCATACGCCGTCAACCACGCGACGACCTCGGGCACCGCGACCTACACCCTGGCGCTGCACAAGCGCAGCACCGCGGGAACGGTCGTGAGCGGCACCATCGCGTCGCTGGGCGGCACCGCCGACCACTGGACCGACACGCTGCCCAAGAGCTTCACGCTCGACAGCAACTACACGACCATCGACGACTCCGAGTCCATCTCGGTCGTCTGGGCTGCCGTGGACGGGGGCTCCCCCACCCGCGGCAAGGTCGTCCTGCACTTCATGCAGGGAAAGTCGGCCTAGGGGTAGCAGGGCTCACATCCATCGCCGGCCTCCTGGGCAACTAGCCCGGGGGGCCGCGGTGGAAGCCCACGGTGCCATGACGAGCTACCCGCACATCACCACCGCAGGCACCGGCACCAGCATGGCCGGGAGGGATAGGCGACGGCCGACACGCGCCGACCTCAGTGGAGGTCGCCCCCGGGCGCTTCCCTCCCGGCTCTCTTTCCACCGGGGACACGACAGCCGGGGGGCATCGTGAGGATCTTGTGGCACAGCAATGCGCCGTGGGCCGCGACGGGCTACGGCGTGCAGACGCGCCTGTTCGCGCCGCGCATCAAGCGCCTCGGGCACGAGGTGGGGATCAGCGCCTTCTACGGGCTTGAGGGCGCGTCAATCCAGTGGCAGGGCATGAACGTCTACCCGCGCGCCTTCCACCCGTATGGGATGGATGTGGTCGCGCAGCACGCGCGTGAGATGAGGGCCGATGTGGTCATCACGCTCATCGACGCATGGGTGATGGACCCGCAGCGCATCACCGCTGGCGGCGCAAGGTGGGCACCGTGGTTCCCGATTGACCACGAGCCGCTGCCGCAGCCGGTGCGCGAGAAGGTCAAGCACGCCTGGCAGCCGATGGTCTACGCCAGGCACGCCGAGCAGGCCGCGACCGACGCCGGCCTTGACGTGCGCTACGTCCCTCACGGCGTGGATACCGAGGCCTACCACCCGATGGCCCGCGATGAGGCGCGCGCAAAGCTCGGGCTGCCCGAGGATGCGTTCGTCATCGGGATCGTCGCTGCAAACAAGGGCACCCCGAGCCGCAAGGCGCTGCCCGCGCAGCTTGAGGCGTTCGCCCGGTTCCACGCAGACCACCCCGAGGCGATCCTTTACCTGCACACGCACCTGGGCACAGAGATGGAGGGCCTTGACGTCGCCAAGCTGATCGAGGGCGTCGGCATCCCCGAGAAGGCCGTCCGTGTGTGCGACCAGTACCGCAACATCATGGGCTACGCCGACACGGTGATGGCCGGGCTGTATTCCGCGATGGACGTGCTTTCGTCGGTCACGATGGGCGAGGGCTTCGGAGTGCCGATCATCGAGGCGCAGGCGTGCGGCACGCCTGTGATCGTCGGCGGCTGGACGGCCATGCCCGAGCTTGTGGGCTCGGGCCTTGTGATTCCCAAGGACGACGCCGAGGCGATGTTCACGCCGATGGGCGCCTATCAGTACCTGCCGCGCATCAGCGCGATCCACGAGGCATACGAGCAGGCATACGCGGTCAAGGGCGACGAGCAGGTGCGCCGCGAGGCGCGCGCCTTTGCCGAGCAGTACGACGCCGAGCACGTCACGCAGACCTACTGGAAGCCGGTGCTGGCCGAGATGGCCGACCGCCTGGACGCTCCCGCAACGTCGCCGCATGTTGAGGTCATCAGCGCATGAGCGTGTCAATCGTCATCGCCACGGTCAGGGGCCGCGAAAAAGAGCTACAGGAGAACCTTGCGGCGCTGCACGCGAGCGCGGGCGAGGATGAGTTCGAGATCATCGTCATCCGGGACCATTCCTCGATTGGGCAGGCTGCCAACATTGGCGCTGCCGCGGCATCCGGCGACTACATCGCGCTGATCGCTGACGACATGATCCCGCATCTGGGATGGGTCGAAGCGGCCAAGATCGCGGCAGACCTCGGCTACTACCCCGCTCCGCGCATTGACAACCCTGATGGGTCGGTGCTCGCCACGGGCTCAATGGGTGGCGGCTGGATTCTCACCGACTGCGCCGACTGGGCACCTGTCTGCTCATCGCAGTTGCCGTTCATGAACCGAGAAGCGTGGGCTGACATCGGCCCATCGCTTGAGATCGGCTACTACATGGACGACTACCTCTCCGCGCGTGCACGCGCTGCCGGGCTGATCGTCGCGTACCGCGAGGGCTACCGGTTTACGCACATCGAGGGCACCGCCGGTCATGCCGAACTTGCGAGCAGTTGGATGACCGACCGGCTGCAGTTTGAGCAGGCGATGAGCCAACAGGCGTGGGCGACGGTGGCCGCATGAACCCCCGCGTGATGATTACGGGCGGTCTTGGGTTCCTGGGAAGCCACCTTGCAGACCTCTACGCCAAGCGCGGGTGGGATGTGGTGGTGCTCGACAACCTCACCGCGCCTGTGGTCAGCGTCACCCACCCCACCGTGCGCTGGATGATGGTCGGAGACGCCCGCGCGCTCACCGCAAAGCACGTCGCCACCGTTGACCTAGTCGTCCATGCCGCATCGCCTGTGGGTACCGCGGGCATCCTCAAGCTGCAGGGCACCATCGCGGGCGAGATTGTCACCGCCACGCAGAAGGTGGTTGACGCCTGCGTGACCGCAGACGTGCCGCTCGTCAACATCTCCACGGCTGAGGTCTACGGGATGACAGGAGTGGCGGCCGAGAGCGACCCATGTCTGATCCAGCCGCGCTACTCAGCGCGCATGGAGTACCAGGCGGGCAAGATCGCCGCAGAGCAGGTGGTCGGCGCATCTGTTGCCCGCGGCCTGCAGGCGGTGCAGATCCGCCCGTGGAACATGGCGGGCCCGCGCGAGGCCGAGGCCAAGGGCTTTGTCGTGCCGCGCATGGTGTCTCAGGCGCTCGCCGGCGAGCCCATCACGGTGTTCGAGGGCGGCGAGCAGGAGCGTGCGTTCACCGGCGTGTGGGATGTGTGCCGGTTCATCACCGACTTCCTGCCTGAGGATGACGAGGACTGGCGCGGCCAGCCATACAACGTCGGCGCCGAGGACAACCGCACCACGATCAACGACCTCGCGGAGATGGTGCGCGAGGTGACCGGATCGCACTCGCCCATCACCCACACCTCGGGCAAGCGCGTGTTCGGGCCCAAGTACGAGGAGGCATCGGCCGGCACGAAGCTCCCCGACGCAGAGCTTGCGCGCTCGCTCGGGTGGGAGCCGCGCCACGACCTGGCGGACATCGTCTCGCGCACCGCCGCGGAGATCATCGCACCCGAGGAGGCACTTGCCGCATGAGCCGTGACGGTATGGCAGACATCATCGGCCGCGTGCGTGGCCTCATCGCCGCAGGCACCGCCGAATACACCGTTGGCACCGCATCGTTTTGGGACGCCGATCAGATCGAGGACGTGCTCGAGCGCCACCGGCAGGATCTGGTGCGCCACAAGCTGATGCGCGAGCCGTCGTACATCGGCGGCGGCAGCGTGGTCTACACCCGCCACCGCTCGGCCTACGGCAACCTCGAGCAGCCGACCTCAGGCAGCACGGTGTTCTTCATCGAGGACTCGGTTGGCGACGACCGCGGCACGGCGACCTACACCGCCGACTACCAGCTCGGCATCTTCGACTTCGCCTCTGACGTAGGCGGCACCGCGCTGTACCTGACCGCCAGGTCATACGACATCTACGGCGCGGCCGGCGAGATCCTTGAGGAGTGGGCAGCCAACGAGGCGCGGTCGTTCGACTTCTCCACAGACGGGCAATCGTTCTCGCGCTCACAGAAGGCGCAGGGGCTGCGCGAGCAGGCGCGCCTGATGCGCAAGCGGGCTCGCATCCGCAAGAAGAACCTGAGGACCGCCTCGTGATCAGCGCCGCAGAGCTCACCGCGATGCGCGCGGACCTGACCGCATCCATGCCGGGCACGGTCACGGTGTCGCGCGTCACGCTGTCCTCAGACGGCATGGGCGGCCAGAGCGAGTCATGGGCCACCGTCGGCACCGCTGTGGCGCGGGTGTCGCCAAGCGGCGCGGGGCTTGACGACATCGTGGGCGGCGAGGTGCTGAACCAGACCCCGTGGATCGTCACGCTGCCTGTCGGCACATCGGTCACCGAGCGCGACCGCCTGGTCTACGAGGGCCAGACGTTTGAGGTCGTGCGCACCAACAACCCGCGCTCGTGGGACACCTGCATTCGCTGCGAGTGTATGGAGGTGACCTG